CTCTTGTATAGAATATGGCAATAAGAACATAGTTAATGATTATGTTTTGGATTTTGCTATTTATATAAAGAGAAAATTTGAATGGGAATTTGACATTAAGAAGAATGATTTATTTTGGAGATATATATTTAGGTATATTTTTATATTCTTCGCTTTAAATATTCGTAGTTCAAATGAATGGTGGATAATTGTTACTTTTTGTGTTGTTGGAGCATATTTGCTCAATTTACTCCTAACTTATGCCCGTATAGTAGAAAAAGAGAAACAGAAATGTATTAAGAAAATTCTAGAATCTCGTACAATAAATACTCAAAGTATGTTCTCAGAAATTAGAGAGAAATACTTTGCATACGGCATAGCTACGTTTACCTCAGCAGCAATTTTATATTCAGCATATAAATTATATCAGATTTCTAAATTTGATATAACGAGTCAAGCGAATTTAGACGCAGTTGAGATTAGCGATATATTAATCCGCGACCATGAAGAAAAGGATGAGAATTATTTGCGAGATTGGGAAAAAATACATATTGAGTCTCTACCTGAAGTACGTCAAAGTAAACCAGAAGAATTAAAGAATATTGTCAAAAAGAATTTAGTTTTTGTTATATTTTCAGATTCGAGGTTTAGTGATGGACTTTTTGTTAAGACGAATTTTCTATTAGTTCCTGCTCATGCACTTAAAGATACTGATCGTTCTATAAAAGTAGTGAGAAAACCAAATTTTGACGGTAAATGTATGAATAGCTCTTTTACTACTACATTTAACCCGAAAAATGTTATTATTCTGCCTAAACATGATTTAGCTTTAATATTTGTTCCAAATTCTGGAGATTTTTCTAATATTTTAGATTGTTTTCCGCGCAAGTCCATAGATTACCCTTATGTACATATGTTATATAGACATAAAGATGGTAAAGTGATTGGTGGTGCAATAAACGATTTTAAAGTTCGTGAAAATATTTCTAACGGAACAAGTAGAAAATTTTTAGGTGCAGAATATACAACGCCATTTCCTACTTTTAATGGTTTGTGCTGTGCAGTATTATATAGCGAGATGAAAGTTAGTTGTATAGTAGGTTTGCATTTGGGAGGAGTGATTGGAAAGAGGACAGGTGTTTGTGCGCAAGTTCTCCGCCAAGAACTTGAAGCTGGTATTGAGAAATATTCCCTTAGGCCAGGTGTTGTGGTTTCAGCTGACCCTGGAGAGTTACCGGAGAAGCAATATGGAGTACTTATTACAGTACCTAAACCCTTAGATAAACATGATCCTATTACACATATTAAAGATGATAATTTACATTGTGAAATTTATGGAAAATGTATAGGGAAGGCAACTGCGAAAACTAGTGTTGTTGATACGGTAATTTCGAAGAGTGTGGAAGAACACATGGGTGTTCCTCAATTATGGGGTCCTCCAAAACTTAAAGGAGTTGATGG